CGTTCCTCCGCGCTGACGTCAGGCGATGTCAGCTCAGCGAAGTCCACGAGTCCGCTGAGCGTTGGATCGGCGGCGATTGCCGCGGCGGTTGCCATGAGGCACTCGTCGCGCTTCGCGGCGCGCGTTGCTTCATCACTGCCGGCGACGACGAGCTCGAACACCGCCTGGTGCTCGAACTCGTAGGGCGTCGCCGAACCGAGCAGGTACTCCCCCTCGCTGCTCGTGCCCTCACTCAGGCTGACGGCGACCTTGGTCTCATCGACCGGCGATTCCTCGGGATCGAGCGCCCCGATCGGCTCGCTTGCCACGGCGACTCCAAGCGCGGCGCCGATCAGCTCCGCGGCGCGCGCCAGCGCCGACGTGACGACGCGGGTCATCGGCCTGGACCGCCTGTTGCGCGTGCGACCACGGCTTCGTGCTCGATAGCAAAGAGCCGCATTGTCTCGACGCCGACGCGCTGCTCGAAGCCCTGCGAGGCCCGCTGCATCTGCGCGCTCGCGTCGTGCTTCTTCGGAATCGTCGCGCTTTTGCGCACGACGAACAACGCACGAAAGCGGAGCTGGCCGGCCGAGCGCGTGTTGATCCATGCCCCGTAGGCAAGCGTGCCGTCGCGCAGCTTCGACCAGGAGAGCTTTCCGTACTTTTGGCGCATAGCCGCGATGGTGCGGGCGAGGCGGCCGGACTGCTCGGCGAAGTTCGGCTGCTTGAACTTGGCCGCTTCGCCGATCGGGATCATCAACCCGAGGCCCTTCGTCGTGATCACGGCGCCGGTTTCGAGATTGACGAGCGGGATCTCCGCGCTGTTGCCGATGACATACGCCGGCGTGCGCGCCATCGCGCGCTGGTCCTTCGGAAAGATCGTGCCGCGGATCGCCGTGGCCAGGCGCGAGGCGCCGCGGATGCGCGCCTTGCGGACCGCGCCGCGGCCGGCGTCCTTGATCTTGTCGCCTTCGCTCTTCAGCGCGCGCCACTGACAGCGGCGATATAGCGCCTTCTCCGCCTCGGCGACACGGATCATCGATCCGAGTGGCGGGGTCGTGACATTGAGCAGCATCAGACCTTCTCGACCTTCACGGTCCAACGCAAGCCGTCGTCGTCCTCGACCGTTGGCGCCGCTATGACGCGAAGCTTCGCGGTGACGCTGACGCCGTCGGGTCCCAACAGCTCGAACACGTCCCCCTTCTCGGGCCTTTGCGGCAGCGCGCTGCGCTGGAGCCGCAACAGCTCGTCGGCCGTTACGATCTTCGTGTCGTCGAGCCCGAACTCTGGCGCCGGACGAAAGCGCTCGACAACACACGTCGCCGGCGCGCCCGCCTGAGGGCGGAAGCGCGCCGGAACGGCGAACACGGAATCGCAAGCGCTGTGCAGAAGGCCCAGCGCTGCATCGAAGTCGACGCCCATGGCTGGCGGCTACTCGACGATCTCAAGGAATCCGAGACTCTTCAGCGACTCCGCTTCGGCGGGGTCCATCAGCGGTGTCGTGCCGACGCCGATCGGCTGGTTGCGCGCGTTGAAGAGCCCGCCGCGAACAATGCGGACCTGCACGAACGTCGGACCGACCAGGCCGGCCTCGATCATGCCAGGCGTCGTGAGTTGCGCGACCGGCGCGAACTCCATCGCCTTGAGATCAGCTTCGGCCTTAGCCTGCGCCGCCAGCTCCGCGGCCGCGTTCACCTCGTCGCGCACGGCTTGCGCCGCCGCAGTCCTCGCGGCTTCGTCGGCCACGCGCTGCAGCTCGGCCGCGTGGGCCGATTCGGCGGCGACGCGCGCGTCAGCCTCCGCCTTCGCGCGCGCTTCGGCGTCGGTCTTTTCCTGCGCCAGCCGCTCGGCTTCTGCGCGCGCCGCGGCGAGCTGCGCTTCGAGCTCCTCGCGCTCCTTCTTCTTCTTTGCAGCCTCGGCCTCGGCGGCGATGCGTTCAGCTTCCTCACGCGCCGCAGCCTCCGCGCGCGCCGCGCGATCGGCCTCCTCGCGCGCGCTCGCTTCGGCCGCCGCCTTTACTTCGGCTTCGGCGCGCGCACGCGCTTCGTCTTCCTCGGCCTTGCGATCTTTTTCGCGCTCGGCGGCAAGCGCCGCCTCGGCCTGGTCGAGTCGCGCGCGCACGGCAGCGAGCTCTTGCTCGGCCGCCGCCGCTTTCGCGAGGGCTTCTTCGGCGCGCGCCGCCTCGTCCGGCGACGGCGCCGGGGGAGCGGACTCCGCCGGCAGCGAATCCGTCGCAGCGGCTGGTCCCGGCTCAGGGGAGGCGTCGGCGGCGGATGCGTCGGCCGACGGCGGAGCCACCGGCGGAGATTGTTGCGCCTCACTCGGCGGCGCGCCATTTTCCGACGCTGCCTCGGCGGGCGGTTGTTCTGCTGCTGCCGCCGCATCGGCGGCAGGCGGCGCTTGTTCGTTGGACTGCGCGGTCGGCGCTGCGACCGTTTCGTCGGGCTTGTTCTCGTCGGGCATCGCGCCGCTCCGTCATCGTCGGCGTTAGCGCTGTTGCGCGGACCGCCGAATGAAAGGGAAGGAAAACGAACGGCCAGGCCGGTGGGCGGCCTGGCCGTCAGTCGAGGGGTCCTCGCGCATGGGGAAGAGACGCGCGCGAGCTCTGCGTTAGGTGCGCCGCGCGCTCTGCAGAACGCCAGGGCGCGTGCAGATGTTGAGCGGATTCGACTGCGCCTCGAGTTCGAGGCCCTTGTCGAACTTCATGGGCGCCGCCTTCGCGTAGCGCGGCAGGCCGATCGTGTTGACGGTTTCGAGATAGTCGGCCGGCGCGAAGATCGTCTTGAAGAGATCGGGCACGCCGGTCGGGAAGAAGCGGCACTTGTCCGTGCCGATCGCCACCGGGCCGTGGCCGCGATAGTTCTCGAATACGATGCCGCCGTACTGGAAAGTCTGGTAGGCGGAGTTCTCGCGCAGCACGTCGGCGCTTTGCTGGATCTCGAACAGCTTCTGCGTTTCGGGATGCGAGATGAGGTCGTCGAAGAACGCATCGCCGCAGAGCGCGTGCACGCCCGTGAACGGGATGTTGCCCAGTGCGACAGCGATCGCGCGGATGACCTGCGTGCACTTCCGCTTCACCGCGCCCACCGCCGGCGACGCGTTGTCGAGGTCGAAATCGATCTCGGTCGGCTCAGCGATGTTGAACGTGGTGAAGAGGTTGTAGAGGACGGTCGAACCGTCGGCGTCGAGCACCTTGCCCTGCAGCGCGCCCATGCGGTGATACTCGAGGGTATAGTCGAGATCGCGCGACATGGCGCCGAGCTTCTCGTCGCGCTTGGCCTGCTGCGCCACGAGCGTGTCGGGCGAACCGAACGCGCGCACGTTCTGGATCGAGTCGGCGTAGAGCGCGTCGTTGACCTGCAGGTGCGGCACGGCGAGCTGCACGCCGCGGCGCTTGTCGTCCATGCGCGTCTGGCCGACGGCGCCGCGCTTGGACGTCGCCACGAGCGTCAGTACGCCGGCGATGCTCTCGACCGCGACCGACGTCGTCTCGACGCCGCTCTCGGTGAAGAGTCCGAGCTCGCCGAGGCGGCCAGGCAAGAACGGCTGCGCGTTGATCGCGGCGACCAGCGCCGTCGTGGTGAAGAGGTCAGGTTTGAAGACGTCGGGAAACATCGGAAGTTCTCCAGGATCGAGGGTTCCGGCGCTCCCCCGCCGGCTAGGTCAGTCGAAGTGTGTGTGAAGGGTGAGAGCGCGCCTCAGCGCACGATGATGCCTTCGGTCGCGAGGTGGCCGTGCAGCGAGGCTTTGTTGCCCGCGCTGGCGCCGGCCATGTAATTGAGCGCGCCGACCTTCACTTCCGCGTCGCGGCGGAGCACCAGGCCAGGCTTGTCAGCCGCGGAGGCATCGACGTCCTCGAGCAGCACGGCCTTCGCCGTCTGGCTGCCGTCCGACGCCGGCGTCACGTTGTCGGCGATCTTGTATTTGCCGCTCGCGGTGACGATGCCGACGACCGCGCCGGCCTTCAGGTTCTGGCCGGAGAGGATCGTCACGGTCTCGCGCGAACGATGGCCGTTCGCTTCCGATAGGATCGCTTCGAGCGGATAGTTGTTTTCAGTGAACGACGTGGGCATTTTCGCCCTCCTGCTTTCAATGTTGGGTTGGTCCAGTTCAGGCGTGCGCGGAGCCCTCGATCTCTCCGCGCGGCCTGCGCGCGTTACTTCTTGCCGCTCGCTTGCTTGGCGCGCCGGTCGTAGATGCCTTGCGGATTGAGCTGCGTGACGGTCGCGCCGCGCGCTGGTTGCTCGCCGCCGCCGTCGCCGCCGAGACGGCGCGCGCTCTCTTCCTCGCCCATGCGTGTCGCGAGGTTGGTGCGCTTGCCGAGGTTCGGCGCCATGGCCTTGAATTGCGCGAGCGAGAGACCCGCTTCGATCGCGGCGAGCGCACCGGCCGGATTGGCCTTGCCTTCTTTCGATGCGGCGATCGCCGCGGCGTGCGGATTGGCCTTCGCCTTGCCGCGCGCCGCCGCCGCCGGCGCGGCTTCTTCTTCCGTCGTTTCTTCTTCGGTCTCGGCCGGTTCGGCTTCGCCTTCCTCGCGGTTGACGATGCCGCAGATCTGCACGAACTGGCCGATCTTCGCGTTATCGTCGGCCGGCTCTTCGGCGATGATCGCAGCGATCTCGTCGTAACGCTTGATCTGCTCTTCGGGCGGCAGGGTGGTCGGGTCCATCGTCTGGCTCCTGGGTTTCGCCGTGGCGCGGGGACGCGTCGGCGTTGTTGAACCGGTCGCGCGTGCGCTCGACCGGCGGGGTTGCGCGGCATTCCCCCGCGCGGGATTCTGCTTGGTGGCTGCGCGCGCAGCAGGCGCCGGCGGCGAAGCGGGCGCGATGACGGGTGCGGCCGCGCGCGCGAGCAGCGCGGCGCAGGCCTGGTCGAACGTCTCGACGGCGTCCGCGAACTTGCCGGCCACGGCGGCGTCGGCCGTGATGCACGCGCCCTGCGTCGCTTGGACCGAGACTTCATCGATGCCGCGCAGGCGCGCGACGTGCGCGTTGAACGGCGCGTCGCAGAGCGCGATCTCGCGCTGCAGCTGCGCCAGCGCCGCGGCCGTCAGCGGTTCGAGCGGATTGGTCTCGGCCTTACGCGGCTTCGAGCGGATGACTTGCGCGGTCACGCCGGCGTCGTCGAGCGCGCGCGAGAACTCGGCGTGGATGCAGAGCGCGCCGATCGAGCCGACGATGCCCGTCGTCGGCGCCGACAAGCGGCCCGTCGCGGTCGCGAGCCAGTAGGCCATGCTCGTCGCATAGTCGTTGGCGAACGCAGCGCAGGGCTTGCGCGCGGCCACCGCCTCGAGCGCGGCGGCGCACTCCGCGCCGCCAGTGACGTAGCCGCCGGGCGAATCGAAGTGGAACAGGATCGCCTTGACGTCGCCGTCCTTGGACGCATCGTCAGCGACGCCGGCGAGATCTTCGTACCAGACCCACGGCCAGAAATAGCGCATGGGTCCGAGGTCGCCCCAGATCGGGATGATCGCCAGGCCGTCGGCGCGCTTGAAGTAGCCGCACGTCAGGCGCGTCCACACGCACTCGACGCCGTCCATTGATTGCGCCTTGAGCGCGGTCGCGATCATCGCCCAAGCGCGCGGCTTGGTTTCATCCGACGCGCTCGCGCGCTTCGGCCAGCGGTCGATGTGCTCGAGCGCGATGCCGAGCGGCTCGCGTCCGAAACGCGAGACCAGGTCCTGTTCGTGACGCGGCATGTCGGTGTCCTTCAGGCCGCGCTCGGTTGCGCGGGCGTTGTCTCTGGCGCGGTGATCTGCGGCGCGGCGGCCGCCGCGAGCGTCACGCCGCCGGCGGGCGCTTCGAGACCCATCTCCTGCATCAGCAGGAGCTCACGCTTGCGCTCCGCAAGCACGTCGCGAATGTTGCGCCCGTTCGAGGCGCAGACCGCCGTCGCGGTCGTGAACAGATTCTCGACTTCCATCGCCTCGGCCTGGATCTCTTTCGGCGCGTCGATGTAGCCCTTGCCGGGTGCGATCCAGCGGCAGCGTGTGAAGGCCGCGAGGTTCTCCCAATAGTCGGGCGCGCCGGCCGGCAGCGCGACCTTGCCGGACTCCACCGCTTCCTCGAGCCAGGCGACGTAGAAGGGCTGCACGACCTGATCGCGCAGCAGCGTCTGCAGGGCCTGCGTTTCCGCGAAGGCGTGGATCATGGCCGCGCGCGCCGACGAATAGTTCGTCGTCGAATAGTCCATCGCCAGCTCTTCGTAGGTGCAGCCCACGGAGGCGGCGATGCGGCGGAGCATCGTGCGCGTGTAACCTTCGAACGACCCGACGTCGCGCGACTGCGTAAAGATCTGCAGCTCGTCGTCCGGGGGCAGCACCGGCAACTGAACATTTCCACCGAGCTCGACGACGCGCCCGCCATATGTGTCGGTGCGGGAATCCTCCCACTTCTGCATCGCCTCCGCTTCGAAATTCTCACTGACGGCCGAGGGGCCCGCGTTCGACTTCACCGCACCGAGCAGCAGAGCGTTGAGGATCGCGTTCTCCAGCGTCGCGCCGCTGAACTTCTCCAGCGCCTTCAGCGTCGAGAGGGCGGACACGAGCTGAGACACGCCGCGCGTCTGGCCGGCGCGCTCTCGGTCGTAGACGTGCAGGAAGTTCGGGCGGCCCCATGGCGTCCAGCGCGAGATGCGCCGCCATTGCGTGTTGGCGATGTTCTCGACGCCGACATCCGCTGGATGGCGCGCGCGCACCCAGTACGCGATCGGCGCGCGCGAGACGGGGTCGAGCTCGACGCCGGCGCGCATGAGATCGGTGTCGCCGGCGTTGTCTTTGTTGCAGACGCGATCGGTGTCGATCACGTCGAGCCTGGTCGCCCACTCGGAGCACGGCTCGCCCGGCGACCATGGGATGTGCGCGAAGGCCTCGCCGTCGATGAACCAGGACGCCGCGGTCGTGCGCAACAGCCCGCCGAAGGTGAGCTGACGCTGCGCGTCCATCTCGAACGTGTGGCCGTAGGCGTAGCCCAGCCAGGCGCGCTCGATCGACGCGTTCAGCGCGGTCGTCGCCGCTTCATCGAGCCCGAGCGCGACGCCGTCGACGTCCGCGACCAGCTGCCAGCCGCTGCCCACCGCGCTCGAGACCCGCCGGCGCTTGGCCGATGCGACGGCGGTGTCGTTGCGCGCCAGATCGCGCGAACGCGCCACGATATCGGGGCGCTCGGTCAAGTACTCGCGGTCGGCGCTGGCCAGACGCGGGCGCCAGTACTTCAGAAGCATGCCGTCCTTCTCGGCGGCGCGATAGGCGCTTCCCGCGAACTTCATCGCAGCGCCGACGCCGCCGGCGAACACGCGCACGGCCAGGCCGACGCGGTCGAGGAGTGAGGCTGGTTTCATGACCTGATCACAAATCCGAATGAGCCGCGGCGGCGCACGACGCCGTCGCCGGCGTCGGCCGCTTCAAGCTTGTCGATTTCCGCGTCGATGACCTTGAGCGCGTCGAGGGCGGGCAGCGCCTGCAGCGACACCGATCGGCCGCCCGAGCTCACGCTCGCGAGCTGCTCGCCGCGGATGATCTTCTTGCGCGCAAGGCGAAGCTCGGCGAGCCAGGCTGCGTCTTCGGCCGAGAGCGCCATCGCGCGCTAGCCGAAATCCACAAAGTGAACTAACATTCTGCGCATCTCGTCTCCTATCGAGTGTTGGGTCGCTTTGGGCGGACAGTGATGACCACTGAACGAGCGCAGTCGCCGCGTCGCTGGCGGATTCCTTCGCCCGAGCAAGCCTTCAGGACCTTCGTTGATCGCCTGCCGCCCTGGCTCGGGGACGCCGTGTGGAATGCGACAATAGTCGTCGCATGGATCACGCTGCCGCTCTGGTTTGTTGGCGTGGTCTCAGACCTGGATTACCTGCAACCGTTGGGTCGGTGGCTAGCGATGCACGCCTGGCCGCCTGTGCAGACTGCTCTGGTGGCCATCGCTAACGCCGTTCGTGTTTGGCGGGGCTTTGTCGAGCCGTTTCATGCATGGGTGCAGAGCGTCTTGCCATTCCCGCTCCCAAAAGAGCTGACAGAGCTACTGGTCGCGCTTCTTCCGGCGATTCCCAGCTTTGTCCGCCTTTACATGGTCCGCCGCAGCTTAAGGCTGGCGCAGCGCCAATCGGCGGAGCAGTTCGCGGACTACATGGAGCGATCTGTTGTTGCATCGGACCTGTCATCAGATGCAAAGGACACGGCGTTAAGGTGGGCAGCGGAAATTCGACGGCGTGGCGCCTTGGACGATGAGGCCATAGGCGCTCTGCGGGAAGCGCACGTGCGAAATGTCGCCAAGCTCGTCGATCGTGCGATTCTCGAACTGGATCTCGCCGATGACGAAAAGGATGGCCTCCTCGAGTGGGTCGAGCAGGTAAGACAACGCGGTACGTTGGACGCCGACTCCTGGGGCGTCATGTTCCATCTCTTGAACACGCTTGAGCCTACCGACAGTAACGAGAACACCGAAAGAACTCGATCGATTGCTTTAGCTGCGTTGCGCACCGCGACAGCGAAGGTGAGGGAGTACCGAGCGCTAGATCTCGCTATCGTCGCTTCTTGCCTCGTCATCGTGGCAGTCGTGCTTTCCTTGGTTGAACTCATCTTCCGTTGAGGTCTTCGCGGACGTAACAGCGGCTTCGTTCGTCGTCGCCGCTAGCGCAACACCAGCGCTTTGCTTCAGGCGTTCGAGCGCGGGAACGTATGCTTCGGCTTCCATTCGGAAGTGTGGCCAGCCGCCGACGTATTGGCCGTCGCCGACGGCTGGTCCGTGGCGCGTCTGGACGTATCCAGATCGGCCTCGCCTCCCTCAGGCGTCTGAATTCTGCGCGGCATGAAAAGATCGCTCTGCCCTTCACCGCAGATCTGCGCGCGCGCCTTTTCCCAGTCGAACGCGCGCTCCTTGCGCGTGGCGCCGACGCCCAAGCTGAAGGCCAGTGCGCGCGTCCCGCACCACACGTCGGTCTCTTCGTTGCGGAAGCCCGGCCGCACCTTCCAAACACGCGTGATCTTCCCGCGCGCAGACTCCTCGGTCAGCATCTCAGCGACGAGCTCGCGGACGTAGTCGTGGTCGACGCCGTGATGGAAATGGCCGCGGCCGCCGCAGCGTATGCCGACGCCTTTCTCAATCGCCGTGCGCAGCGAGTAGTGCAGCTCCGCCTTCAGCGACCACGTGCCCGTGGGATAGAGCATCGTCTTGGCGACGATGCGACCGTCCATTTTCGCCTTCACCTTCTTCGGCGTGCCGATGTACGGAAAGCTCCAGCCTGGCCGGCCGTCCATCGCGCGCGCCGTCGGATGGCGCGCGCAGAATGCGTAGACATGGTTCGACTTGTAGCCGGCATCGACTCCGAAGAGCTCGATGCCGATCTCGCCGCCTTCCGCGTGCGGATAGCGCCGCTGCAGGACCTCGGCGAGCTCCTTCCAGACTTCTTCGCCGGCGGGATCGCCTCTGATCTTGCCGCGATCGACCAGCCACCATTCCGCGCCGGGCGCCCAGGCATAAACGCTCCAGGCGATGTGGTCGCCCTGCACGTCCGCCATGCCCGTCAGCAGATATGCGCCCGCGGGGCAGACGCCTTCCTCGTACTCTTCGCGCAAGTCGAACAGCTTGACGTGGTCGGGCGCGTCGCGCCCTTCGTCCCATGCGCGCGCGAGCGCTTGCTGCCAGAACGTCTTCTCGGTCGAGAGCCCGTCGGCCTTGGCTTCCTGACCCGACTGCCAGATCGCGTCCCAATCGGTGAATGGCGAGACATAGCGCCACCAGCGATACGAAGGATGCCGACCCGCTTCGCTCCGGCTTTCCCATCGCGCTCGATCTTCCGCCGGAAACGCGCGGGGCGGCGCGGCGTTTTCCGCGTTCTTGTCTTCATAGCACGGGACGTAGCAGTGCGCCGCGACCATGGCCTTCTTGTGCTTGTGCTCGACGACGGCGCCGCACAATCTGCAGACGAAATGCGCGCCGATCGTCTCGGTTGGCGCGTTCATGTCCTCCCATTCCCAGCGGTTGAAGCCGCTGCAGTGCGGGCAGGGGAGATAGATCTCGTGGCTGGTGCCGTCTTCGTGCGCTTTCGTCGATGGACACTCGCCGAGCACGCCGGCGGCCGAGATCTTCAGCGTCTTCGCGCCACGCAGCTCATAACTGCCCTGCCGATTCTTCGCCTGCGCGATCGGCGAGCCGCGGCCGCCGACGTCGCGCAAGAAGCCGGCGATTTCCTCGAGCACCAGAAAGCGGAAGCTCATCATTTGCAGCGAGTGCGGCGACGTCGCTGTCATGATGCGGATCGAGCCGCCGATGAAGCGCTTGCGCAGCGTCGAGGAGCCTTCGTTGCTGCGGCTCGACACCTTTTTTACGCGGTGACGCAGCGCCGGCGACGCATCGATCGTCGACTGCACCTTCTCTTCGGCGTACTTCCGCGCGTCGTCGATCGACGGCAGATAGACCCCGATAGGTCCCGGGCTCTCGGCGATGCAGTGCCCGATCCAGATCTCGCCGATCTTCGACTTGCCGCTCTGCGCCGAGGCCAGCACGTTCACTTCGCGGCAGCGATCGGTCGTTTCCAGACGCGACAACGGCGCCAGCAGGTACTCCAGCTCTTCGAACCGCAGCGGGCCTGGCCGTGACGATTGCTCGGCCTTCACGACGATATTGGCTTCGGCCCATTCGGCGATCGACAGAGCCGGCCGCGGCGCGCAGGCCTCCGCGAGGCGCGCGAGCACCCAGCGCATCGCATCGAGCATGAGCGTTGAGGGTCGAGAACGTCGCCGCGGCGCGGGATTTGCTGCGCATCGTGCGCATCACGCCGTCTGATCTTCGTCCTCGACCTCTCCTTCGTTCGTTTCTTCGCCCGCTTCGCCTCCGCCGAGCGCCTGCAGCGCCTGCGCGAACGCTTCCTCGACCTTTCCGTCCTGCTCGATCAGCAATGTCGCCTTCGCACGCGCGTCTTGTGTCGCTTCGAGCGCCTCCGCGCGGGCAAATCGCGTCGTGCGATGCGCTTCGCGCAGCGCGTCGCCGGCGGCGAGCACCGCGCGCAGGACAGCTTCCTTCGGGATGAGCTCGCCGCGGGCCCGCGCGAGCTCGAATTCTGCTTTCTCGGCCGCGGCGCGCCGCTCACGGATGCGAAGCGCCGCCGCTTCGTCGCCATCCTCGTCGCCGGCGGCGCCCTTCGCTTCCTGCACGCGCACGTTTTCGGTGCGATGGCGCTTCAACGCGGCGAAGTCGACGAGCACGGGCTGGCCATTGTCGCCGCCGCGCCGCGGAATCTCAGGATAGCGCTCCAAGTAGCGCGAGATCTGCTGCTGGCTGATCGTATCGCCTGCAGCAGTGAGCCGTCGCGCCGCCTCAGATTGCGAACACCAGTCAGATTCTTCAGCCATCTCCGCCACATTTCGTTCAGCTGCGGAGACGTTGAAAAACCTACCAGCGCTAGCGCTAACCTACACCCCGCACGCAGGATTTTGAACTATCGAGGGCCCGGCCCTCCGTCGCGCCGTGTTAGCTGCGGGCGCGGGAAGGACCCGCAAAACAAAGGCCCCGCCGAAGCGGGGCCTTTCCGAACGCGATTCGCGACCGTGCCTAAGTCGATGCATCCTGGGGGGCCCCCAGGTCAAGGCCCCACCTGACCGCGAGCCGCTCCAATCCACAACGAAGTGTCTGCACGACAGCGCCTTCCGCCTTTTCTCGTTTCGTGAAGTGCACGAGATCGCGCGCGCGAGCGAGCGAACCGATCGGCGTCTCGTACACGCACACTTCCATCACGACGCGCTCTTCGATCGGCAGCAGGCTCTTCAATGCGCCCTCAAGCTTGCGCCAGCTGTCGCATGCGGTGTCGAGCCCCGCGGCGCGCGCGCCAGCGCTCCCGCCATCGACCACGACGCCGTCATACGATCCGATCAGCTTCGCGTTCTTCATGGAGGCGAAGTAGAGCTTTACAACTTCCTCGGCCGCACGCACGTGCTGCGCTTCGAGCGCTGGCTTATCGCCTGGCCGCGCCGGCCGCGACAAGCGCCCGATCGGCGCGTTCGGTTCAATGCACACAACGAAGGCCGGCTTCGCGATCGAGCCCTCAGGCGTGTCGACGACTTGGACGCGCCAGCTGCGCTTCTGCACCAGCTCAGCCGTCGGCAGCTTCGCGCCGCGCTTGCTCACCGCATCGATCGCGGCCGCGCCATACGCTTCAGCGCGCCGCGCCCCGGTGCGCAGCTTGCGCGCGACGCGGCCATCGAGCTGCACGCCGCGCGCCTTGGCAATGCGCGCCAACCGTTCCAGCACATGCGCGTTCGACGCCGCTTCGTCGACGAGCCTCGACACATCCAGCGTCGTCGATGTCTCCGACAGGCCGCGGAATGCGTTGAGCAGCACCTGGCCCAGCAGCGGGCCATGCTTTGCCTCGAGCGCGTCGATCATCTCACGCACGCGCTTGGCCCGCTCGCGCCGGCGGCTGCGCTGAAGGCCTGCGGCATCGATCAGCCCTACGAGACGGCGCATTGCTTTCTTGCCCGCGCCTGTCGTCTGGCCGGCGGCGACCATCACGCGCGCCACCGTCACATAGGTCTCGTGCGTCGCCGCGTTCGGGAACGCTTCGATCAGCGCTGCCACTCCGCCATCGAGCCCCGCCATGCCCTCGATGAGCGCGTGCGCCCTGGCGCGCGCCGACTCGCGCTGCAGACGCGCGCCGCGGTCCGCATCGAAGCTGGCGGCAACGGGCAGGGCTTGCCCTCTCCGAGATCGAGCGTCGTCGCCAACGGAACGAAGAGCAGGTTTTGATTTAGTCATGAGATCACAGAGACAAAGTGACGAGAGTGACGAATATTCAGGGGTACCGACGCATTGCGCGCGCGGATGGGCGCGCCACGCATTGGGGTTGGTCGTCACTTTCGTCACTCTCGTCACTGAGCCTTGCGCGCCATGGCTCACGGCGAGTGACGATTAGTGACGAAAGGGACGAATTAGTCCTCGCCGTGAAACGCGTGAAACAGGTCGAGCGGGAAGCAATCGTCACTTCGTCACTAATCGTCACTCGATGGCGCGGGTGACGAAGGGTGACGAATTCCGCAATCGTCACCCGCCCGCGGCCGAAGCCTCTGGAATTCCGGGCAGGGCAGGCGGGTGACGAAAGGTGACGAAGGGGACGAATCATTCGTCGCGCCCTTTCTTCTTGCCCTTGTCGGAATCATCGCCGCCGAACACGCCGGCACGCACGCGCTGCTTCCACTCGTCCGTGAGATCGAGGCCGATGCGGATCACCGCCCCGCATGACTTCTCGCGCCCGAAGCCCCGATCGGTCAGGCGACGTCCCACCATGTTGGCTGACAGCGGCTCCTTCATGCCTTCGTCCTTCGACCAGGCCTTGAAGGCGTCATAGAGCTCGGCGCCATCGACGCGCGCCCCGTCGCTCTTGACGCAGCACTCGGCGATGAAGCGGCCGATCACGTCGCTGTCGGTGCGATAGGCGAGCGTCTCGGCCAGGACGCTCTCCGGCGGGTCGAGCCCGCCGCGTTCGAAATAATCGGAAAGCCCGTCGATCAGCCAGTTGAGGATGCCCGGAGCTTCGCGTTCGAGCGCGGCCTCGAGCGCCGGCCCTTTCTCGCGCTGCTCTTCCGGTGGGATCTGCACCTTCCACGGCACGAGCAGGATGCGACGCCAGATGCCGTCGTCGCCGCCGCGGATCGAGGGACGGTTGTTGCACGAGAGAATGATCTTGCCGACGATGTGAAACTCGACCGGCGCTTCGTGCAGCTTGCGCGCGACGATGGGCTCGCCGCCCGTGAGCGATTTGACGCCGCCTTCGCTCAGCTTGGCGCCAGGTTCCGGCTCGGAGACGCGGATCATGCGCGGCCGCTCGGCCAGGCGCGCGACGTCGGGCGAAGCGGAAGAGCCCGACTGCTCGGAATAGAGCAGCGTCTGCACCGCCACCGTCATGCAATAGGAGCCGAGCACGCGCGCAACCGCGTTCAGCAGCGTCGACTTGCCGTTCGCGCCGCCGCCGTGGAAGACGACCATCGCCTGGTCGCGCACGGAATCGATGAGGCACGCGCCGAGCGCGCGCTGCACGAAGCCTTGCAGTGCGCGGTCTTCGTTGCCGTGTTCGTCCTTCGCCGGCGGAAGCACGCGATCGAGGAAGGCGCGAAACTCCGGGCACTGGGCGTTCTCGTCGTAGGCGACGCCGGCCATGTGCGTGAGGTAGTCTTCGCGCCGATGCTCGCGCAGCTTCTTGTCGAGCCCGTCGAACTCGAGCGTGCCGTTCTCGACATTGAAGAGATTGGGCTTGGCGTTCCACGCTTCGAGGTCGTGGTGCAGGTGCGGCCATGATTGCGTCAGCATCGCGCTCAGCCGCGCCGAATTGCTCGATTGCGTGCGCCAGCCCATCAGCGTGCGCGCCATGTTGCGCAGTTGTTTCTTCTTGCGCTGGGTTGGCGTCAGTTTCTTGTCGTCGGCGTCGTCCTCATCCTCATCGCCTTCATCGCCGCCGTCGAGCTTCTTCGCTTCCTCGAGCACGGCCTTCGCCTCGAGCTCGATCGCCCGCGCCGTCAGCTGCGCGCGCTTGAGGGCCTCTGCGTTTTCCGGATCGAGCCGCCAGCGTTTGCCGTCGATGAACACGAGCGTTCCCAGCCCCGGCGTGCGCCGGAGATCTTCGCCGTGGCGAAAGCGCAGCCGCTCTGAGTTGCCGATATCGTCGCGGCCGAGATCGGCCAGCGCACGATCGTCGACGACCGGGCCGCCGCCTTCGGTGACAAGACGAAGGGCAGGGGCGCTGCTCAACGCGTGATCTCCGCGTAGCGGGCGAGAAAGCGCTCGAAGGCCTCGTCGGGCATCATCGGCGCGATGACCTGGTCCAGCGGCTCGTAGCCGTCTGTGCTGCTCCACACATCGGAGCTGCCCGCGGTGAGATCGCGTTGCTCCGTGCGCAGCAGTCGCAGGTCGGCGTGCTTGACTTCCGCCGGCCATGGATACGGAAGGTCGAAGCGCGCGGCGATCGCGTGCTCGACGCGCCGCTCGATCACTTTGTATTCGGGCAGCAGCTGCTTGAGCGGCCCCACGATGTCGCCCATGTACGCCTCGGCGGCGTCGTGCAGCAGACCAGCCAAGGCGAGCGCCGGCGGCACGTGGCGGCTGACGAGTACCGAGTGCTGCGCAACGGAATAGAACGCCAAGCATTGGCCGGCGTAGCGACACGCGTTCGAGAGTCCCCACGCAATGTCCTCGACGTCGATCGTCCACGGTTTCGGGTCGAGGAAATCGAAATAGACGCCGGATCTGCAAACGATAGTCGCGCCGACGACGCCGGGCTTGGTCGCGTTCATGCCGCCTCCGCTTCGCTAGGCAGCACCGCGACCTGAACGTCGGAAGCGCCGGCGTGACGCCACCAATGCGTTGCGAGAATGCCGAGCACCTGCGTGTGGCGCTCGACGGAAATGAACCTTTCCCACTTCGTGCCCTTCGACACGGTGAAGCTCTGCAACCTGTCAGGCAGCACGACGAGCACGCGGCCATTCCAGCGCATCGTCGCGCCGGGCCTGGCGATATCGGCGCGCGGTAGCCGCCAGTCCGGGAAGCCGCCTGAATTGCAAGCAAGTCCCCCGACGAGCGTCTGCAAGTCGCGCGTCACGAAAAGGCCGTAGGCGCCGCCGTGCGAAGCTTCCCACGCCAGCGCTGCACGTTCGGCGTCGTCTTCGGTCGCGACGATCAGCGTCGCCGCGGCTTCGGGCGGCGCGATTGCCAGACGTGCCGAGAAGTTCTCGGCCGCTTTTTCATCGCGCATCAGAACGGTCGGTGTTCTTCGGTCGCGCCGCTCTTCACGCGTGACCTTGCGCGGCCGCGACTGTCCGACGGCGAGGCCCCAGGCGATTTTCTCGGCGATCTGCTGCGAAAGCCAGGGCTCGCGGCTCGTCGCCATCTGCTCCGCCGCGGCCTGCAGCGCGCGGGTAGCATACGCGGCTTCGATTTCGCCGCCACCGACGAGCTCGCCGATCGACGCGGCCTCGCCGGTCAGCGTGGTGTTTTGCGTGCCCGGCTGCGCTGTCGCGATGCGCCGGCACGCGCTGTCGAGCGCTTTCTCGCCATAGGCCGTCGCGCGCCCGCCGCGAAAGCGATCGGCATAAACCTGCGCCGCCGCTGATGGCTTAGGCGCGGGCGGCACGATCGCATCGAGCAGCCAGCGCGGCGCTTCGGCGATCGCCTCTCCCTCAAGCGTCCATTTGTAGACGCGGCCTGAGGGGTGCACGGAAGGCGGCAGCACGATGTAGCCGCCTTCGCCGCGAACATCGAACCCGGCGCACGGAACGCGCTTGCCATCGACCAGGTAACCGCCGCCCCGATTCCTGACGCCCGCGGCGTGACGGAAGAGCAGGTGTCGGCCTTTTCCCGTGCGCTGCTGCAAGGTGGAAGGCAGCGCGCCATGCGCGGCCTGCAATTGGCCCAGCGCCGCCTCGGCGCCGGGGCCGTCGAGGTCCAGCACGAACACGCCGGATTCCTCGCCGCACCTGAGGCCGATGTTCGCGTCGGGCCACTTCGCCCACCACTTAGCGATCTGCTCGGCGTCGCGCGTCGCAAGATGGAAGCCGCCGTCGTGCGCGCCCGGTTTTGACGGGCCAATCATCGGCGTCTTGTCGCGCGGTTTCAGCGGAAACACTGCCCAGCCGCGCGCGGCGTAGGCCTGCGCTGCCTCGTGGAAAGCGGAGCCGGTCATGCCGCGCGCTCCGCGGCGATCGCCTCGAAGTCGCGCCCGTCGCCGTCGAGCAGCGCTTGACTTCCGGTGAAGCGCGCCACGCGCTTGACCGCGGCGTCGACATAAGCCGGCTCGATCTCAACGCCGGCGCCGATGCGCCCGCTCGACGCCGCGGCGATCAGCGTCGAGCCTGAACCCAGGAATGGATCGTAGACGGCCTCGCCGCGCTGTGTGTGGTTGAGCAGCGGCCGCTGCATCAGCCCGACGGGCTTCTGCGTCGAATGGCCGGTGCGGCCGTCGTCTTCAACGCGCAGCGGCGCTTGCCAGACGGTCACCTGGTCGCGCGCGCCGTTCCATCGCGCCGTCGCGCCCTTGCGCACCGCGTAGAGGCAGCTCTCGTGCTTCCAATGGTAGTGGCCGCGTCCGATCGCAGCGTGCGTCTTGTTCCAGACGATCTGATAACGCAGCTCGAAGGCGCAGGCCTGAAGTGCGCGCTCGACCGCGCTGTGCTGCAGCGCGGCGCACCACACGTACGCGACCGCGCCGCTGAAATGGCGAAAGGCCGAGCGCCAGTCGGCGCGGTTGTCGTTCGCGACCTCGCCGATCGCCAGCGAGCCGCCGGCGCGCACGCGCAGGCGCCAAGCGGGATCGTAGTTCACGCCGTAAGGCGGGTCCGTCACCATGATCGGCGGCTTCAGCGCGCCGATCGCGCGCTTGGCGTCTTCGCGCCGCGTGGCATCGCCGCAGAGCACGCGGTGCGCGCCGATCAGCCAGAGATCGCCACGGCGGCTGACCGCCGGCGCCGCGCGCGGATCGCGCGCTTGCGTTTCGCGCGCCTCCTCTGGCGCGTCGTTGTCATTTGCCGCGCCGAAGAGCGGGCCGGGGGCGTTGTCGTCGCTCACGCCCGCCGCCGCCTGCTCTGCATCGATGTTCCGCGCTGCCGCGCGAGCTGCCTATGACACTCGCAATAGGGATCGCGCTCGCCGTCGGTATTCGCCGGCCTGGCGCAGAATGCGAAGCTCGCCTTGAGCGGGTCGCCGATCGGCCAGCGACACTGGCCGCGCACGAGCGACTCGGCGTTGCGCGCGCGCGGCGCGCCCGTGTCATCGAGCAGCGGCTCGAGCTCTTCGATCGGCGCAGGCGCTGCAGCGGCGATCGCGCGCGGCGGCCGCGGCTCGGCATAGGAGCGTGCGCGTGCGCGAAGCCTCTCGCGCGATTGCGGCCGCGCCGGCGACGCGCGTTTGCCGAGGCCCAGCCGGTTCACCTTGCCGATGACCGCGTTGCGCGTGAACATGCCGAGCTGCTCGGCGCCGAGGGCGTTGGCGATCTGCGAGCAGCTCCGGCCCTCGGCCCATAGCGCGCGCAGCCGCGCCACGGCCTTGTCGGTCCAGACGCCCTGGCTGATGCAGTCGAAGCGCCGGCTCATTGCGGCGCTCCCTTCTTCGGCTTCGTGATGCGGCCAAGCGCGTAAAGGATGGCCGTGTGGTCGCGGTTGAAGATCTCGCCCAGGTGCGGCGTCGAGAACTCAGGGAATACCTTGGCCACGAGCCCGATGGCTTCCCAGCGAGCGGCCACGATCTCGCGCCGGCGGCTGTGGCCGAGAATGTCCGCGACGCTGACGCTATGGCGCGTCGCGCAGCGGTCGATGATCGCGTTGACGCGTTTGCGCGCGGGACCATCGGTCACGTCGCGCGCTTCAGCATCCGGGCAATGCTCCGCCGCGCCTGACCCTGCAGGCGACGGCCTCGATAGATTTGTCATGACTGGGTCTTGTCCTCCCCGCAGCACACACAATCGAAAGCGCGCGTCCCGACCCTAAAAACGCGCGCGGCTCAGTTTCATTTCTTCGCGGCGTACACGTCCTCTCCGTCGCGCTTCTTCACGCTCACGCGCTTTTCGTCCGTGAGCTCAGAGAGCCGCGGGCTGATCTTCTTGGCCGGCACGCTGAGGCGTTGTGCGATCGTGTCCGCCGAAGCGGGCCCGCGCTTGACCAGCGTCGCGTGGATGCGTTCCTTCAATGGCTTGACCATCAGCTGCTCCCTTCGAGTTTGGCTGTCAGCGCCTGCTCGTGCCCAACCAGGGCGGCGATCGCTTCGCGAAGCTCGGCGCGCGCCGCCCTGATCTGCTGTGTATCCAGGCCCCCAGCAGCATCGAGCGAAGCAATCGCTGCGACCGCCTCGCTTGTCTCTTTGATCGCGCTCATCACGCGTGCATGCGGATCGCCTTCGACCCGCGCGACGACAAGCCCACAGATTTGCGCAAGCGCGCTCGTGAGGATGGGCTTACCGGCGGCGCGATCGAGATCGGCGGCGACGTCGATCGGCGCGAACATCTCGTCGCTGTGATCAGCGTACTTACGCACCGTGCGCGCCTCGACGCGCGTCAGCGGCGCGAATGCTTCAGCCGATCCTTTGGGTGTAGCGATCGCCAGGGCTGCCGCCGTCGCGCCCTTGAGCGCGCCATAAGCTTGCGGCGTAAGGAGACGCGTCATGCGCGCCCCCGCGAGCACGGCGTTAGCGCTGTTGCGCGGACCGCCGCACGAGAAGCGAGCGCGCCGGCGGATGCTGCGATATCCGCCGGCGCATGCGATGCTGGGCTTAGGGCATAAGGAGCATCGCAAATGGATCGATTGGCGGAACTGGAAACGAACTTCGAAGCGCTCAAGGTTGCGACCGGGATCGCAATCGGTCGATTGGCGCTGCACGCGCATCCAGACCCACAGGGCCTGGCGCAGTACTTTCGGACGTGCGGAATGGGAATCAAGGCTGCGACCCCCGAACAGGATGACGAGATGATCCGCGCTCAACGAATGCTCGAAGAGTTCGCAGAAACGCTGGAACGCTACGTCGAAAATCCCACCAACGAAGAGGCGTGATGGGGCGCGGCGTCGCGTAGCGCGCGCGCATGACCACATCGTATTCGCCTGGCCCGCTCATGACGCGGCGCCTTTGAGGGGAGGCCGCCGCGATCGCGATTCGGACTCTTTGGCGCTGGTGGCAGCAGGTAGAGTGACACCTGCTTCGGCAGCCATCGCTGCGAGCTTCTCGTCGGCAAGGGCGAGAACCTCGACGTTGACATCGCTGGGATCGGCCTCATCGCGCATCGCCGCGACTTTCCGGACCGAACCGAACAGGGCGTCAGAAACGCCACCCGGCCGACGGCCGGTCGCGGCGCAGAACGCGTCGAAGCGCGCGAGAAAGTCGCGTTTCGCCGCCCGAAGGGCGACGGCTGGGGAGGGGGAAGTGGCGACTCTCATTGCGGAAGCGGTCGCAGCAGACCGGCATAATAACCGGTTTGTCAACCGGCCCACATTCCGTTCGCACGCGGAAGCTGTGGACAGCATGGTCCGGCCCATGCCCCGGAAAGACGCCAAGAGCCAGTTTCCCCCCGCGTTTTTGGCCCTGCTGAAGGCCGCCGGCCACACGCCTCACTCGGCGTCGGTCGCGCTCGGCAGTCCAGACCTCTTACGCAACTTCGGCCGGGGAAAATCGCGAACGCTTCGCGCCGATTCCCTACTTGGCCTTTCGACGCTGGTCGGGCGAAGCATGGATGAGGTAGCTGAGGCCCTCGGAATCCCTATGCCGTCCGGCGGGGCCGGGGCATTCCGCATGCCGGTCGGCGGCGGGTCGGCCCTCCCTGTGCGATATGTCGTCCAGGCGGGCGCCTGGCTCGAGGTGGACGAAGCGGCCCAAGCGCGCATTGCCAGTCCGCCCGTTTCTGCCGATCCGAGTTATCCGCGCGAGGCACAATGGCTTGAGCTGGTGCGCGGAGATTCGGTGGATCTGTTCTATCCTGAGGGCTCTTTCGTGCATGTGGTCGACGCCGTGGCGATCGGCTACGCTCCACGCAACGAGGATTTTGTGGTCGTCGAACGCAAGCGCCAACAAGGCGGACTGATCGAACGGTCGCTGAAGCAGATTGCCGTCGCGCGCCGAAAGATCGAACTATGGCCGCGGTCTCGTAATCCAAAGTGGAAAGCGCCGCTCGATCTCAAGCCTGAATCGGAAGACGATACCATCGTCGAGATCGCAGCGCTCGTGCTGGGCGGCTATTTGCCGGCGAGAAGATGAAGGGAGGGCCATACATGACCCGCGTGCTCTTGGTTGCGCTGATGCTTTGCGCGATTTCAGCGTGTACGACGACTCACGGCACTCAAGCGGTGAACGATTTCGGTCGATGGCAGCAGATGCACGCCGGCGTCACCACCAAACCGCAAACCTTCGAGCTCTTCGGCCAGCCGCACGAGGTTCGCTACGACGAAGCAAGCACCGAAAGCACCTGGACCTACTACCACATCACCGATCGCATGAATCCCTCAACGCTGATCCCGATCGTTGGCCTGGTGACGAACGGGAGCGATGTCGATGTGACGCGCGCCGAGTTTTTCTTCGACGCGAACGGCATCTTTCTTCGTTCACGCCGCGAGGAAAACAGCCGCTACGTGAATTCGTATGTTGGGATTGCTGACGCTCTGACGCCGTCGGGACGCGTCGCTGCGGTCGAACGCGAAATGCAGCTGCTTGGGCTGCCGTTCGACAGGCGCGTGGCGCAGGACACCGCTGCTTGGGCCGATATCGCCAACTAGGTAATCCACAACCAACCGGCCCAAAGCCCGTTGACGACCGGTAAATAAACCGCTTAGCGTCCTCTCCGTTCTGCGGAGGGGCCGTCTTGCCCGAACCTGTCACTTCCCTTGCCATCGAAAGCGCCCGTAGGGCGGCCCACGCCGCCTTGGCGCCGCCCATCGACCGCGCCGGCCAGGCTGCGGCCATCGCCGCCCTCCATCGCACGATCGCCTTCGAGGCGGAGGCCAGGGGCGTCCCGCTTTTCGAGCGGATCAGCGGCCTCACCACGGCGCTCGCCGCTGATATCGCCAACGCCGCGGTCGATCCCAGCAACGGCGACGCGGCGCGCGCGCTGCTTCGCAACGCGCACCAGCTCGCCGTCTCTCAACTCGAAATCCTGCTCGCGCTGCCCAAGCGCGCGCCGGCGCCAACCGGAGAATAAGCATGAACACTCTAACGCGCCCGCGCGCGCCGAAATCGATTCGCGGCGAAGAAGTGAAGCCCAAGCTGGCCCCGCTCGAAGCGCGCGGCGTCCCGCTCGATCGCTGCTATGTCGCGCCTGAGAACGCGCGCGCGGGCCTGCCGCCCGAGAACATCGACGAGCTCGCCGCCAACATCGCCGAGTATGGCCAGCTGCAGCCGCTGATCGGCTATGTCGACGACAAGGGAAACTTCGCCATCGTCGGCGGCCGCCGTCGCCTGGCCGCGCTGACGCAGCTGAAGGCGCAGAACGCCGGCGGCGTCAGCCCATGGGCGGAAGCGATTCCGTTCCGCGAGATCGATCAGGCCGACGCGATCGGCGCGTCGCTCGCCGAGAACACGCAGCGCGTTGATCTCGGCGTCGTCGAAGCGGCGTTGCAGTTCAACCGCATGACGCTCGACGGCAAGAGCGCCGCCGATATCGCCAAGGCCTTCGGCGTGACCGAGCGCTTCGTGAAGAGCCGCATGCGTCTGGCGTCGCTGCACGAGCCGATCCTCGAAGCGCTGCGCAAGGGCGAGATCACGCTCGATGTCGCGCAGATCTACGCCGGCGCCGTCACCGCGCGCCAGGAGCGCGTCTGGAAAGCCCTCGGCCGGATGCGCAACGTCGAGTATCGCGTGAAGGAGGAGCTCAAGAAAAACACGCTGCGCGCCGGCGATGCGCTCGCACGTTTTGTCGGCGAGGAGGCCTACGTCGCCGCCGGCGGCGTTGTCGAAGCCGAGCTTTTCACGCAGGCAAACGACTCGCGGTGGCTGAACGTCGATCTCGCCGAGAAGCTGGCGAAAGAGAAGCTCAAGGCCAAGGCCGCGGAGCTCGAGGCCGAAGGGTTCCTGTTCGTCGAGCCCGGTGTCTCCATAGACTCGAGCAAGTACGTCGACGGCAACCTCGGCAAGGCGCGCAAGCCGACCGCGGACGAAAAGAAGCGCCTCACCGAGATCAGCGCGCGCGAGAAAGCGATCGACGCCGAGCAGCGCGCCATCTGGAAGAAGTCTGACGAAGAGCGCGACGGCGATCTGACCGAGGAGGAGGACGCGCGCATCGATGCGCTCCAGGCCGAGGAAGCCGACCTTCGCACTGAGCGTGAGCGGATCACGGCTGGCCAGATCGAGTTCGACGAAAAGGCTAAGAAGAAGTCGGGCGTCATCGTCACCGTCGACGAGGATGGCGCGCTGCTGATCACGCGCGGCGTCGTCGCGCCGAAGGAGCGCCCGATCGGCAACGGCCGTGCGCCAACGCCGCAGAAGCGCGCCGCCAAGATCGACCAGGCGCACAAGCGCGAGGCCAACGGCGCGCCGATGACGAACACGACGCACGAACGCGCCTCGCGCGTGGCCAGCGCCGTCGTCGGCCGCTCGCTCATGGACAAGCCCGCCGTCGCGGTCGCGGTCATCGCCGCCTTCCTGGCCCGCCAGGTGCTGAAGGCCGGCACGCGCCACGAATACGGCCGCGGCGCATCAAGCGAAGTGCTCGACCTTTCGCTGCCTGACCATCGCTTCGAGAAGACCGAGTGTCCGAAGCTGCTGAGCGACAAGGCGCGCGAGACCGACCGGCAGCGCTGGCTCACGGCAATCGACAAGCGCTGGGACGAACTCGAGTCGGTCATCGCCGCTTGGCCGATGGACGATCAGCTCAAGCTGCTGGCGTTCTGTGTCGGCGAGCGCGTGCGCCTCGTCGAAACGACGCCAAGCTACGTCGACAAGAAGGAGCGCACTCAGCTCGCCGCGATCGCCAAGCTCACCGGCGCCGATCCGAGCGCACACTTCACGCCCGACATCGACTTCCTTAAGGGCGTCGCCAGCGAAGGCCTGCAGGCGGCGGCGCGCGAAATGGGCCTCGACAGCGCCGGCTGCAAGACCAAGGGCGCGCTCGCCTCGCTGATCGCGACCAAGGCGCCCGAGAAACGCTGGACGCCGCCGATCGTGCGCACGCTCTGCGGCATCGCCATCGCGCCCGTGCCGAAGGCCAAGCCCGCGAAGAAGGCTGCGAAGGGCGTGGTGAAGAAGGCCGTCGCGAAGAAGGCAAAGGTCAAGAAGGTCGCGAAAGCGTCGCCGAAGAAAAGCGCCCGCGCGGAGCCGCGGGCATGAAGAACAAGATCACCGACCTCAACAATCACCTGTTCGCGCAACTCGAGCGGCTGAGCGAGGAGGACCTGACGGCCGAGCAGATCGATCGCGAGGTCAAGCGGACCGAGGCGATCGTCGCGGTCAGCGAACAGATCGTGCGCAGTGCGGCGGTTTCTCTCAAGGCGGCTGAACTCGTCGCCGAGCACGGCTTTCGTGCAACGGACAACTTGCCGCCGCTCCTCTCTGGCAAGACGGAGACGAAGTCGCCATGAAGGGGCGATGGATCCGCTACAGCGAGCACGAGCTGCGCTGGATCGAGGCAAACAAAACGCTCTCGCGCCGCGAGCTGCACGCACGCTTCGTCAAGAAGTTCAGGCGCGCGGATATTAGGCTGGACGACGTCAAGGCGCTCTGTACGCGCCGGCGCTGGAACACCGGCCGCACTGGCCGCTTCGAGAAGGGTATTGTCCCCCACAACAAAGGAAAGCCCTTTCCCGCGCGCGGACGCGCCGCCGAGACGCAATTCAAGCCCGGCGTGCGCCGCGGCGTCGCGGTCAAACTCTACAAGCCCATCGGCACCGAACGGCTCAGCAAAGAGGGCTTCCTCGAACGCAAGATACATGACGGCCTGCCGCTGCAGTCGCGTTGGCGCGCGGTCCACCTTCTCCGCTGGGAAGAAACGAACGGGCCGGTCCCTAGAGGCCACTGCCTCAAGTGCCTCGATGGCAATCGGCTGAACACGGAGCCGTCGAATTGGAAGCTCATCTCGCGCGCGACACTCGGCATTCTCAACCGCGCGTGGAACGGCATCAGCTATGACGACGCGCCGCCCGAGTTGAAGTCATCCATTCTCGCCATCGCCGAACTCAAAGCCGCAAGCGCGAAAAAGCAGCGGAGAGCCGCGTCATGAGCGACGGCACGAAGATCGAGTGGGCCGCCAATCACGATGGCTCGGCTGGAGCGACGTGGAATCCCATCCGCGCGCGCCATCGCGAGACCGGCGCGATCGGCTGGCATTGCACGCACGCCTCAACCGGCTGCGGCGGATCGAAGGAGGGCGGGGGCTGCTACGCCGAGGCGATCAACAGGCGCCTCGGCACCGGCCTGCCGTTCATTCCGCAGAGCGCCGAGCAGGTTGAAATCTTCCTCGATGAGGCCGTCCTGCTAAAACCGTTGAGCTGGAAGAAGCCGCGCACGATCTTCGTCTGCTCGATGACCGATCTCTTCGGCGACTTCGTCAGCGACGACATGATCGATCGTGTCTTCGCCGTCGCGGCGCTCGCCCCACGCCACACCTTCATCGTGCTGACAAAACGCGCACGGCGCATGCGCGCCTGGTTCGCCGAGCGCTGGCAAGGCACCGCCGCGCTCGTCATCGACGGCCAGAGCATTCCTGCAGGGCCTGAGACCGGTCGCGATGCGCAGATCGAAGAAGCCGCATCGGAGATCGCCGATCGCGCGGGGCTCTGCGATTCCAAGCGCGACGAGCTATGGACTGACGATGGGCAATGCCGCGCGCTGCAGTTCACATGGCCGCTGCCGAACGTCTGGCTCGGCGTTAGCGCCGAGCGTCAGCGCGAGCACGACGAGCGCAAGCCCGACCTTGAGGCAACGCCGGCGTCGGTGCGCTTCCTCTCCATCGAGCCGCTGATCGCGCCGATCGCCGTCGACCTCCGCGGCCTCGACTGGATCATCGTCGGCGGAGAGAGCGGGCCGAAGGCGCGGCCGATGCACCCCGACTGGGCGCGCGACATTCGCGATCAGTGCGCCGCGGCCGGCGTGAAGTTCTTCTTCAAGCAATGGGGCGAGTGGCGAGAAGTCGACGGGCCAAAGACACTCATCGACAACCGAGACTTGCGCGCAGGTACACACTGGCTGCTGCGCGACGGCCGCCTGCACGCGAACGCTAACGCGCAGCGGAGCTTCAGCATCTACCATGACTACCAGGTCGCGCGCCTCGGCAAGCGAAATGCTGGCCGCATGCTCGACGGCCGCACGCACGACGAGCGTCCGCTGCTGGCCTGTCAAAGCATGGAGCTCGTCTGATGCTCCAGCTTCCCACGCTGATCTTCACAACGCTCGGCGTGCTGTGCTTCTACGCCGCCCCGCATTGCCGCGGCTGGCAGTTCGCACAGCGCCTGCGCGACGACCGCAATGCGGCAGCGCGCTTCGAGGGCGCGAGTATCGGCTGCGTGTTCGGCGGCTGCACCGCGTTCAGCATGGCGTTCGCCTGGGCTCTCGGAGTCGCCCCATGAGCTTGCGCCGCTACCGAGGGCCGATCTGGGTCGGCGTCATCGCCTACTGCGTCGCGGCGTGGGTCGCGATCATCTGGCTCGTCGCCGAAATCGCAAAGGTGTTCGCATGACCGATCTCAGAGACCAGCTGCGCGCCAGCGCTGCGGCCGCCATCGAGGATGACGGCGACTTCGTCGAAGTCATCCGCGCCTACATCGACGCGCGGCCGCTCAGCGAGCCAGGCCTCGGCGTCCTGATCGAGGGCGACGCCGCGGCGCGCCTGGTGCGCCTCGCCAATGAAGCACTGCGCTCGCGCCGCACGCCGGAAGCGCCGCCGCAAATCGGCGCCAAGGGCCGGCTGGTCGCGCTTGTCGACCGCGACGATCGCGCGCGCCTGATCGCGGAGATCGAGTTCAGCGACGAGGACGCGCTGCGCCAGGCCGGCGCGCTCATCGCGTGCGCCGTCTCGATCGAGCCGGTGTTCGACACGGACGCCGCCAACGAATCCACCCCAGGGCAGGGGTCGCTCAACCAGGAAAGCGAGACATCACCATGATCACGTACGGATTCAAGCGCGAGTTCGGCCCTCAGCTCGAGTCGGGCGGCAAGACGCTCACCATGCGCCAGTCGCGCACGCCGCCATCGCGCCATGCCAACACCGGAGAACCGATCGGCCTCTGGACCGGGCTGCGCACGAAGGAAGCCAAGCGCCGCGGCGTCGGCCTGGTGACGCTGACGTGCCTGGTGCGCTTCGACGAGACCGGCATTCGCCTCGTGTCGGATCTCCGCCTTTGCAACCAGCCCGACGCCGGCGTCGAAGCGCTGCAGCGCGAGCTCCTCGATCGCGACAACGACGCCTTCGCGCGCCGTGACGGCTTCGAGAATTACGCGAGTCTCTGGGGCTGGCATCGGTCGAACCGCACGCCGGAAGAGAAGCGCTCCGCCGACCAGTCGATCGTGCGCCATCTCATCGCATGGAATCCGCTGAGCGCGGAGGCGGCCGCCGCAGTGGAAGCTGGCGCGTCGCTCGAGGAGGTCGCGTGATGGGAACGAAAGAGAACCCCGGCCAATTCGATTGCTACGCCAACGCCGCACCCGACGAGCCCATGTTCGTGCTGCTCGGCCGCGACAAGCACGCGCCGACGCTCGTGCGGCTATGGGCGCTGCTGCGCCAATACGACGGGGAGACCGACGACAAAATCGCCGAAGCGCTCGCCTGCGCTGACGCGATGGATCAGCACGCCGTGAAGATCGGCAAGACGCAATGGCTGTC